AATCGTATAAGCCATGTTTCAACCCTTTAATTATAACTATATTTATCTTACACACTAGATGTTAAGTTTTGACTAAATGCCCAACTTCCACCTGATGTGACATATTCTTTTAACGCTCTTGTTACACTAACTGTAACTGTACCTGTTGCCGCTGAAAACCCAATATCTTGTAATACTGATTCGTTTTGAACGCCTGCGGCATCTACTGCTATAAATGATTTTGTGGCAACTGCCGCAACATCAATACCTGTAACACTTGCACCACCTAGTGTAGTACAATGGATACGTGCTGTTGTTCCGTTAGCAACACTTGAACTAGGAACTAGATCATTTAGTACTAGACCAATTTGTGTATCATTTAATCCTGTAACATCCATACTAAACGAAATTGCCGCTGCCGCCAATGATTCATCAACATAAACTTTTGATGCCGCATCAGTATCCTGTGTCGGCTGTGCTATTCCTGCAATTTTACTATTTGAGAAATTAACATCACCGCCTGCCGCTATTGTTAGTCCGCTTGTACCTGAAATTGTACTTCCGTTTAGATTAATATTATCAACATCTAATGCTGTAAGTGTTCCTACGTTAGTAAGACTTGACGATGTTACTCCACTTCCTAATGTTGTAGCATTAAGAACTGACGTTCCATTAATCTTATATTCATTACCTGTTGTTAAATCAATATTTTCAGTTGCTGTCCAACTGTTTGTTGCTTGTAGCCAAGTCCATTTTTTATCTGCACCTGTTACTCTTACAATTATACCTGCATCATTAACGCCTGTGTCGGTTAGTAGTGTACTATCACTTGTAATAGCAAGTTCAATTTGTTTATCTTCAACTCTTAATGTGCTAACATCAATACTTGCACTTGAGCCTTCAACAATTAAGTTGCCTGTGACTCTCATATCACCAGTAACATCTAAAGTATGTTCCGGCGTATTATCAAAAATACCTACACGTTTGTTTGCCGCATCAATGAATACTGCATCAACTTGTTGCGATCCTGCCGCAGTACTTGTAACTTTAATGGTATAATTTTCATCTAACTGTTGGTTAGCAGTAACAAACGAATTTCCTAAAATACTTAATACTTGGTTAGCGTTTGGACCAATAGTAATACCAGCACTGTTACTTACTGTAAGTGATCCTGTAACAACATTGTCTGTTGTAGCACTAACAAAGTTGTCTGCACCAACTTTTGTTCCGTCTGCTTTAACTAATGCTTTTGCCGCATCAGCAGTACCTTCATATATAAAATTTTCTTTGTCGATAATATTAATACCCTTTTTAATATTACCTGTAATACCTGTAATTGTATAACCAACTGCTGGTGTAAATTCTACATTACTAATTACTGCTACTCGTTCTGTTGAGCCGTTTGTTCCATTACCTAAATATAAACTAGCAAGTGTTCTACTTCTATCCTGTGTATCTAAAATTGATTCAATTCTAAATCCTGTTTCACCTTGCCCTGCTTTATAAATTGGTCCTGCTAATGTTAAATCAGTTCCATCAAAAAAGTAAAGTTGATTATTAACATTGTCCATCCACAAATCGCCAGCAACCATTGTAGGCTGATCTTTTTGAACAAACGGTCCACCAACTGCTTTAAATTGTGAGCCTTCATAAACTTTCAAACGTGCTTCACTAGTATCCCACCAAGTTTGACCTTGTATTGGATTTAATGGCGAATTACTATTACTAAAGTTTTCTAATAACTTAATAAAGTTTTCGTTAAATGCTTCGCCGTACCCTGTATAGTTACGTCCTACTAATGTAAGCGATGTACTATTAACATCAATAGTACCATCAATTAAATCTACTAGTAATGAGCCATCTGTTTTGTTTAGTTTATATGCCATCAAACTTTCCCTGTGTAAATTATATAATTTAAGGACATAAACGGATTTAGTGTGTCCATTGATTGTCCAGTTGTACCTGCAATACCGCCACTAGTCGTAACAGCCTGTCCTGCATTTTGTCCTGTCGGAGCATCAAATTCAATCGAAGTTGTCGGACTTGATGGACCTTTTGCCGCATCAAGAATTGCATAAAACTGTGTGCCTTCAACAATTAAATCATGTTCGTGATCTGGTAAGTTAGTACTTTGGATTGTAACATTTTCAGAACCGCCGCTGTTACCAAGTTCACTACCTTGTAATCCTGATATTCTGCCTGCGCCTGTACCGCCCATGTCGTCTAGACCCATTACAGTTCTACCACGCATATCTGGTAAGGCAAATTTTGCTACACCGTTATCAGATAACAATCCTTTTTGTTTGTATGTAAAACTAATTACTTCAAACAATTCTGGATAGTCTGCTTGTAATACTTCTTGTCCGTAGCATAGTAACCAAAAACTTGGTGCCGCAATACCTGCATAAGGCATCATTACACCTGGTGGGTTAACTGGAACTGTTGATAGCAAATCTCGTCTACTAATTCTATATAATCCAACCTGACCTTGTACTCTGTTAAGTAGAAATTCATCACTTGCATCTGCACTGTTGGTATAAATTTTATTACTAATAAAACTATTTGCAATAGTTGTTTGGAATGTTTTAGTTGTTCCGCCTGTTTGACCATCAAACACTAATGTTGGCGCACTAACTTCTCCTGCTAGTGAAAAGTTTGTTGAACTTGAAAGTTTATCTGAACTTCCTGATCGTCCACTAACTTGTCCTGTAACATTACCTGTTAAGTTACCTACAAATGTTGTTGCATATATACCTGTATATTTGTTTGCTAATGATCCAATATTTCGTTGATTTGTTACATCTGGAATAATATCTCTAGTTTCAACATCGCCTTGTACATTAATTGTGCCGCCGATATTTACATTTCCTGCAACACCAACACCACCTTTTACAATTAAACTACCACTACCAAAATTTGTACTTGCTGTAGTACCGTCTATTGTAATACCTTGACTTACTTTAATATTACCTGTAACATCTAATGCTTCACTAGGTGCTGTATTATTAATACCAATGTTTGTTGTAGAGTCAACACGCATTACTGTTTTTGTAGTACCTTGATCGTTTACGCGAATGTCTAAACTAGCACCACTTGAGTTATGACTAATAACACCAATTTGTCCTTCAACTCCTACTGTAACTTGATTTCCGCTACCAAGTATAATACCATCGTCTGTATTAACTCTTAATTGGCTTGTGGTTGTACTTACAACATCGCCACGTAAAAAGTTTGATGCTGGAATTTTATCGCCGCCAACAACTAAGTTTTCTGCTTGTTCTGCAGGACCATAAAATCTTGCCGGTCCGTCGCCTGTAATATCTGCTGTACTTAAATTAATACCTGGATTAATTTGACCAAAGCCGTTAATTTGTGCCCTTGGGGTAAATGTATCTGCACTAATAATTGCAACAGGTTTAGCATTAACATCAACTTGTAATGCTGTATAATCAATATTATCTTGTCCTAATATTGTTACTGGACTTACTCCAGTATTCAAACCGCCGGCATAGTCTGGACCTATAAGTGTCCAACCTGAACCAGTGTACAAGTATAATTGCTGATTGTCTGTGTCAACCCAAAGGTCGCCTGTTAAACTATTTGAAGCACCTGGTTCTGTAGTTGCTTTTTTAAGACCGCCACTTGCTACCCATTGTGTACCATCGTAAACTTTAAGTTGTTCACTACCTGATGTGCTATCATACCATAGTTGTCCTTCAACAGGATTTGCTGGTGCTGTAGTATTTGCAAAATTTTCTAATAGTTTTAAAAAGTTTTGATTAAATTCAACGCCGTAACTTGTAGTATTACGCCCAACTAAACTTAAACTAGTTTGTGTATTGATATCGTTATCTTCAACTGTGACGCTACCTTTGTTTGTTACGTCAGTGAAATTAATTGTATAAGGCATCTATTAAACTCCTGACAAACTTTGTACACGCACCGTATAATCAATTTGAACTAATCTGTTTAAACTTTTTTGTACGGGGTGGAATATAACATGTGTAATCAATCTACCGTCACCAGATGGGCTATAACTTTTAAGACCTAACTCGTCAAACACATAAAGGTTAGTAGTATCTGTAGCAGTATCAAATGCATCTTGTCCTTCTGGTTCTCCGTAGTCTAGTAAACAAGTTACAACAATATCTGTGTAGTTTGTTCCGCTAACATGACGTGTTTCAATTTTGTTTCTTACAGGATCTGTATTGCTTGTACTTCTATCATCTACTACTTTAGTAAATGTTTGATTATACAAACTAGCATTTGTTCCTGTACTGTTTGGTGTTAAGTATGTAATAATACCTGTTGGGTCAACACTTGTGCCGCCGTTCCCAAAACTCATTTCGTATATCATGCCCTGACCTTGATTTGCAAGGCTTTCGGCAAGAGCGATACTCATATTTTCATAGTGAATAGCATTACGTTTATCAACATACACTTCGCCTGATTTAGGATCATGTATTTTGATGTGTCCGTTTACTACTACTCCGCTTTTATCATTTAATTTGTCTGTCATGTTTTTCTCTCACTGCTACTGTATTTATTTAGGTAGTTCCGTTGTTCTTGCCTTAAGAAACTGTGCAACGTCATTTTCTGCATCTGCAAGGCTTTCTCCTACATTTGTCCACGTTTGACCTACACGTCTAACCACTGTTACCTTCTGATCTTGCTCTGGTGTTACTGTTAATCCTAGTGTACTACCACTTAAAGTGAATTCTACTGGTAATGTAACATCACCTTCGGCACTATCTTGTGCAATAAATCTAGTTACAAAGTCTCCACTACTATTTTTAGTGTCTACTTGATAACTACTTATCGCATTTTTACGAAGTCTTCGCCCAGCAACAAATACTTCAAATTCGTTTATACCCTGTGTAGGAGTAAAATCTAATTCATATGATGCTGTAGTACCATCTGCTGTAAACACTTGTGTAAGTGTTTGATCTCTATACGGAACATTTTCGCCCGGACTTTGATCTCTTACTTCAGTTCCTGAAGCAATTAGTGCGTTTACACCAGTACCTAATGTACCTCTACGTATTTGACGTAAACTATTTCCTTGCTTCACGTAGTACTCAATTCTTTCACCGTTAATAAACACAACCCCTGGTATTTGCTTCTTTTTACCTGGTTCAGGTAACTGTGATGCATCAACTAATTCAATTCTAGTATCCCACCAATTAAGATCTTGTGCTAATTTATACTTATTCGCATTGTCCAATCTCTTGTAGTGAACCCGGTTCAGTATGTCCTTAAACTGTCTAAATCCAAATCTGTGTGTCAATTGTTCTTCGCCAAACTGTATATACTCAACTTTGTCATTTGCACTAAGTTGCTGTATAATTTTAACGTGCATAAGATCTTCAGTTACATAGTAATCAACATTTGGTGCTAATTTTGTTCCGTTTAGTAGTACCCAAACATATTCTGAATCTTGTGCTTTGTGTCTTAGTTCTACAAGTCCGTTACTAAAGTTAATATATTCTTTATAGTTTGCTGTGCCTGGTACTAATACTGTACGATTTACTAAGTTATATTTGATACGTTCAATATCTTGAATATCGTGATTACTAAACGAAGTAATTTTAATTGAATCGCCTAAACTAGGTGCTGTATCAAAGTAAATTTTGCTTCTATCTTGTAGGAACTTAGTTGTACTATCTGCACCAACACCAACATACCCAAATGCATACTCTCCATCAATGCTAAAGAACACATCTAACACATCACCAACACTGGCAATACCTGCGGATAATTTAACACTGTTGTTTGTACTGCTCCATCTGTATTGAATATTTTTTGCAAGCAATTCGTTGTTTAGGTAAACTTCAATATCTTCACCTCTAATGCTGTTACTAAAGAACTGCCATTCTTGAATTTGGTATTCTCTAGTTGCCGCGTTTGTAATTGTAAAGTCTACATTATATCCTGCATCTAAAGTATTACCGTTAACTTCAACAATAGCGTTTTGTGCTGTAGGTAATCCGCCTACTAGTGCTGGATTAACATCAAATACTGTAGTTGAACCATCACCAACTAATGTTTGTACGTTAGTTGCACTAAAGTTAGTTGCAGTTGTATAAAATAATCCGTAGTCAACAACTTGTCCTGATTGTGGTGCAGTATTAAAGTTAATAACAAACCAGCCATCAGTTCCTTTAGTTAGCGTTGATGTAATAGTCTGTCCGTCAATAGTAACATAATGACTTACACCTTCTTGATATTTCAAGTTAGTTGCGTATGTATTTGTACTTCCGTCTGCTACAAATTTATTAATGTCTAAAATTTTCTGTCCGCTAACACCTATGCCAACTACACTTAAAGTTTTGCCTGCTGTTGGAGCAGTTGTAAAAGTAATTGTATCATTAACATAGTTTATTGTATAGTTAGAAACTGATACATTATCCAGTGTTACAAATACTGCTTCACTATTGTGTGGATGAATACCAATATTGTATGTTTGTGTCACACCATCTGTTGTAAAGAACTGTGTTTGTACATTACTTGTACCATCATCTGGTCTATGGAATACTTTAATATCTACTGTGTCGGCAATTTTACCTGGAACTAATTCTTCCGGACCAGTTGTTGTCATTGGTGTAATAAAGCCGTCACCGTCTACAATAATTTCACTTGCATTAATACCTTTAGCATTACTGTATGATAATGCTCCACCTGTAAGTTCAGTATCATAACTAAACGGATCTGGACGGAAACTACCATCGCTAGTATTTTTTCTAATAATAAAGATATCGTCATCTTTACTTGTTATACCAACGTTTTGAATGTTAATTGATGTTAATGCACCGTCACCAATAATGCTTGTCATAACAGCATTTGGATTTGTAGGATTACTTGGATAGTTTGCATCATCAAGTCTTGTGTTATTTTTGTATACATTATATACAACACCGTTTTCTAATGGTGTTGTCCAAGTAAGTTCTGCTGTTGAACCGTCTAAGTAAAATATTAAGTCCTCAAATGTTGAATCGTAAATGTCGTATGCGTCAATACCAAATCCTTTTGTTTCAAATCCACCTATACCAGCAAAATCAAAACTCTTAACTTCAACGCCGCCAAAGTCTACACCTTGCATCAACTGCGAAATATCTTTACCAATCATTCCGTCAATTGGCTTATAGTACGATTGCACTCTATCTTGCGCTGATAGTAAATCTGGAGCCAATTCATAATCAATTAAAACTGTTTTAGTTAACTTTGGAGGAGTTGTGAATACAACTCTACCACGTTTTCTAGTATATCCTTTAGTATCGTCACTATAGTTGTTATATGTATATTGACTTTTTAGTAATTCTACGCCATCAATGTAAATTTTTATCTTAGCACCATTTAAATTCATTGGCCATTTTAAATTATACACTGACGTTACACTATCGCCAGTAAATGTTTCTGATCTTGCAACTTCTAAGTAATATGGCTGACCACTTACTCTGTCAAAGCGTGATATTATATGTGTTCCTCTAACTTTACCGTTACCAAGAACTGCTCTAGCCGTTGCTTTTGTTCCGCCGTCTTCAACACTTCCATTAAGTATAACATCGGGTGCTGAAACATAACCGTTGCCTGTTGTTATAACTTCAATTTTTGAAACTTTACCTGCATTTAAAAATGCTTTTGCTGTAGCACCGCTACCGCCGCCACCTTCAATACTAACTGTTGGTGGCAATGTATAGTTTGATCCTGCATTACCAACTGAAACTTCTTTTATTTCATATCCACTATTTTCTAACCAATGTTTATCTGGATATGATCCAGTACTATTAGGTAAGTTTGAAAGTAAGTTATTTCTAACCTTAGCGTTTGAACTAATAATCTTCTTTGCACCAAAGTCATATTTTGGTGGTAAGTCAAAATCAGTTACAACACTATTTGTTGGAACTACTTTTTCATAACTAGATACGTATTCTCTAATTTTTGTTTTGAAAGGTTTAACTTCGTTTATATAATCTTGGTAGTTGTCAATGTTATCATTTTTAAATGTAACTTTTTGTGCCATGTCACCAACATTATGCTGTGCTTTTATAAATGATGTTTTAAACGCCCAATCAACATTAGGTTGCTCACTAAATGCATAACGTATACTAGCGATAAACAATTCATTATAATGTACTTCTAAATTATCTACTAGAATATGATCTCTAAGAGTTTCTAAAACTACTCTCGATTCTGTTACAGGTTGGTTATCATAAAATGTTGTATCAAATGTATCAGTATCAAAGCCTGTTTTATTAATATTAGTATTATATAAAGTATCTTTAAACTGAATTGTTGCATTTTCTTTACCAACAACTTTATAATTTTGTGTGTAGTCTTCAGTTTGTAAATTTGCAATTTTTTCTAATAATAGCCAACCACCTGAGCCTACACTAGAGATCTTAACAGTGTCGCCTATATCATTTTCAATTGATGTTAGTTGGTAACTATAATCAATTAATGATTTGATTTCTGTAAATTCATTGTATCCTGATGCATACCAGTTTGCATAATTCCAATACAAGTTTGTATCAAAACGCTGACTTACTGTTCTGTTCCATTTTGTACCATTGTAATTGTACAATGACCATTTATTAGAAACTTGTATATCACTTGATACTAGCACACTGAAATTTCTTACATTAAGTACTGTAGAATCATCATATCCAGTACCTGGGTCAATAATATTAACTTTTATAATTTGCCCTAGTTCATTAATTTCAGATTCAAGTACTGCATCTTTACCAATACCTTCTACAATTATTTGTGGACCTAATCTTGTTCCGCCAACTGTTGAAACATATGTTGGATCAATATATCCTCTACCCGAATTAATAATATTAATACTAGTAATTTTACCGTCAACGATTGTTGGTGTCAATACTGATGTAATTCTTTTTGCTACACCAACAAATGCAAGATCTTCATATGTATCAATTTTTAAATCGTATCTGCGAGAACTTGCAAGTGGTTGCGGATCACTTTTTGTTAAATCATTAATGTTAAATTCATCTACAATAATATTTTTAATTAAGATATCGTTAACACGTTCAATAACTTCTTTGTATGCCTCTGCTTTGTTAATAAACATAGACTGTCTTGGATTGTTACTAACTCCGTATTTTGCTTTAGCACTAAGTTTTGGATCTGGTACTAATCTAAATTGTGCGTCATACCCAATTAAACTGTCAAACCATTTACGCTCAATATCTCTGTTTGGTTTACTAGAAGCAACACCTTGTGTTAACATCTGATATTCATTATGGATATTTTGATCTACATTATCAAGTGTAAAGTAACGTAGATTAAATGCAACATTATTACTACTTAATAATCCCTCGCAATTAAACAATACAAATCTGTCTTTAGCCATTAAGCCAGCAAACTTATGACCTTGTCCAACTGGGTCTTCAATCAAACGTTTTACTTCAAATGCTGAAATTTTTCTATTTTCTGCATTAGGTACTACACGTTTATTTGCTACCCAGTAAAAGTATTTTGGCTTACTAGTTTTTGATATTGAATCCCATTCTAGGCGTTGTGAGTACACACTATCACCGTATCTACTTGTTCCACTAACTCCTGATGCAATGCCTGTTTCGCTATCTGCTAAAACGTCCCATTCGCTTGGTAGTATATCGCTTTCAACCCATTCATATACTTCAATACTTGTACCTGGAAATACTTCGCCCCAGTAATTAGTTTGATATGTACTGTTATTTTGCTGATAATTATAAAATTTAACTGCACTTAGATCCCACCATAGTTGGCCAACGTGTGATCTTCCCCAACTATTTTGTTCATCAATAACTACAGTATCATCGCCTACACTAAATGCCGCTGGATCATAATACGTTTTATATGATAGTTCTTGCTCTGCTGGACCAGCAATTTTTCCTTGTACTGGATCAATATAATCTAAGTCTTCAATAAGAGTATTTGTTTGTATATTATACAAAAATGCACTTTTAATTTTACTAATATCAACTTGGTCTACTGGACTTCTGTGAGTGTTCCATGATTTAGCACCAATTGTTTTTCTAAAGTCTACAATCATACCTTGATATGTTTGTAAGTCAGTTACTTCTGGAATCGCTGTATAAACGTGGTTTGCATTTAGTAGTAAATTCTTACCAAAGTTAATTGCTAACGGTTCGTCAATAACAAATTCTTGTGCAAATAGTAATGATTGATTAATTCTTTCGTATACAAAAATAACACCACTATCCATATTCATTGATTTGAAGTTTGTAAACTCGTCATCGAATACAGTTGTATTATTATCATACGTAGTTGGGATTTCAATATCGCCGCTCAATGATGTTACTGCTAATTGATTGCCATCAAAGTTTAAGTAAGCACCAAACTGTTCTGCTTGCTCGTTATTTGGACTAAACACTTCTTGAGTAAGTGTAAACGATCCGTTGTTAAGAGTATAAATGTATACTTTTCCTTGGTCTCTTTTCTTACCATCATTAAATGGTTCACCAATAGCAATCATTTCACCGTCATTACTAACACTTACGCTATCACCAAATCCTGTAAACGTACCTGTTGATAAATCTTCGTATGGTGCTTTAATAATTTGATCAACAGTCATTTGACCTTGT